GTTACCTTCTAGCGAAGGTTAACCCACCTGCGGCCAAAAAGATCTCCGCCCCGGTGGACCTCTTCCTATTCTGCTCAGCAGTGGAAGGGGGCGAGGTCGGATATTTCCTCCATCCGCATCGCGCGGAAACCGACAACTGGACCATAGCTGTTGTGTTGATGGCCGCCCTGGCGGATTCCATCAGGTGGCCTGGCAAGCCCTTGGTGGTGGATCAGCTGTGGCCGGAATTGACCACTGGGAACTCAGCCCTGGGGTACTGCGATGGGATGACTATGCCGGGAGCGGCTGCGGTAGTGACGCCTGGTGATGTGTTGACCGCAGCAGAGTGCATTCTTGCGGACCTCACGATAGACATTTCCCGGTTCGAGAAGATAGTGGACACTGTGCTGCTCCTTGGGGCCCACCAACAAGGGGGGAGCCTCCTCGGACTGGCCCAGCAGGTAGAGCTACAGCTTCCCGTCAGCCGGTTAGATGCACTAGCACTAACGCCTCTGCTGCGCAAGGGGGACCCAACACGGCCGACGTTATCCAAGCTGCGCGGGAATTGGGAGAGTCTGCTCTGGAGGGCCTTTGCCAGGGCTGATGTGCTGGTGCGTGCGTGGTGGTGTGTCCGTGACACTCTTTGCCATGGGCCCAACGCGATCAACCCACTGGTTCAGCCGGCATTTGAGCAGCTCTTGCGTAGCTCGAACGGGATGCGTGAAGTTTGGCAGTACGTCACGGCAGCGTGTAAGTGGCTAGGCCACGACGGGGCGCTTGGTGCAATGGTTTGTAGCGCCGTGCCCCGGACCGGGGGGCTGAACAATCGCGGGGTCTACTATGGACTGGTGCCCAACATACGCGTCCTACATGCCTGCAGCACGTTGGGGGTGCTGGTGAGCCCCCCGCCTCTGTTCACCGAGCTTAATAAAGCCCACGGCGCAACCCACGCGGGCCACATACAGCTGGCCCTGCTGCTAGCCAACCATGGCAGTGGGACGGGCAACGAGGTGCTGGCAGAAAACATGCTCGCGGACCAGGGTGGTAGTCTCCGTGCCGTGCAGCCGTACGTGGGCGAACATGATGGAAGTCTTGCCAAAGCTGGTCTCATTGAATGCACACCGATTGTGCGGTGCCGTTCCATGAATTATTACCTCCAGACTGGACCAGCCTTTGAGTTCCGTGAGAGCACAATGCGATGGTACTGGGACTGGGCCGCAGGTACCCCAAACCTGTACTTCACGACTTATGGAGGCGCCGGTGGGAACGTGCCTCCTCCACCACCACAGCGGCCTGTGTCACCCCAGGCGCCGGCGCCGCCGTCGACGCCCCCAGGGGACTCGGCACCACCTCGTGCCCCACCCGGTGGGGACACCGGCTCTGGTGCCGCTCCTGATGGTGGGGGTGGGGACGCTGTTGGTGGTGTACCGGCCGCCATCGGCGTTCCTAGCACCGCAGCTGTTGCGGCGGCCAACACAGCTGTGGCCCCGGCCCAGCGTGAGGAAGAACCGG